AAGGGAAAGAAATGAAAAAGTTAACTGTTGCTCAAAAATACAAAGACCTTAAAAAGCAAACTGAATCTGCTGGTATGAAGGTAACTGAGAAAAAGGGCAAGTTAGTAGTAAGCCGTAAAAAGAAAAATAAATAAGGTCTGGGGGGACTATGGCTAAGAAAGAAAGATTAGCAGTTGCTTGGTGTGATAACGGCAATGTTGATGGCAAGTTTATGGAAGGTGTAGTAGACACCATTATAAACTCAGGAGTAGAATTCTGTGGCTCACTAAGAGCACACGGTAATCAGATAGCACAACAGCGAGAGATGTTAGTTAATCGTTGGTATGATAACAATAAGTCTGATTGGCTACTATGGCTAGATTCAGACATAATGATTACGCCAGAGAAGTTTCTTAAACTGTGGAAGCGCAGAGATGCGCAAGAGATACCACTATTAACTGGAGTTTACTTTACAAGTAATGAACCAGAGCAACCATTAATGAAGCCACTTGCTACAGTATATGAGTTTGCTGAGGCTGAGTTTGGTATAGGTATTAGGCGTTTAGACCCTCTACCTAAAGATACTTTTATGAAGGTAAGTGCGGCAGGAATGGGCTTTTGCCTAATGCACCGCAATGTAATAACTAGAATTAAGAAAGCACTACCTGGAGTTCCATTCTTTACAGAGGTAGGTGCTAATAAGCAATTTACTGGTGAAGATATCTACTTTTTTGCAGTAGTAAACAAAGCAGAGATTCCACTATGGTGTGATACAGGGGCAACTGTAGGACATATGAAACGTTTTAATATGGATGAGAACTATTATGATGCATTCAGTAGGGGTAAAGGTTATGCCAACTGAGTATCCTAATTGGTTTAAACAGACAGCAGAAAATAACTTTAAGACTCAGTTAACCCCACTTGCTGGTAAGTTTAACTTAAGATTCTTACAGATAGGTGCCTATACTGGCGATGCAACTGTATGGCTAGTAGATAATATATTAACTCAGGCTAACTCAGTACTAGAAGATGTAGATATCTGGACTGGCTCAGATGAAGATGAACACAAGGCTATGGACTGGGCAGATATTGAAAGAGTCTACGATTCACGGATTGCTTTCAGACCTAATGTAATTAAATACAAGATGGATAGTAGAGAGTATCTACGTTCTGTAGAAGAACCTACCTTTGACTTTATCTATATTGATGGTGACCATACTGCTGAAGGTGTACTACAAGATGCAGTACTTGCTTGGAGATTACTTAAGCCAGGTGGGATTATAGCCTTTGATGATTACCTATGGACAGACCCAAGAGGTATTGAGTATCAACCAGGTTGGTCAATAGATACTTTTGTAGGAATAGTCAAAGATGATTCAGAAGTTTTAGTATCAAACTCACAGGTTTGGTTAAAGAAAAAGGAGTAACAAATGGCAGGAACAGAAGGTAGTAGTTTAACAGCAGAATTAAATCGTCTTGCTAGTACAACTGGCAAGGCTGCGCAAGGCGCTGCCAATGTCTATGCTGGCACATCTGGCTTAGGAATCAATGCTGCCCTTAATAAGAAGGCAGATGCTAACCGTCAATCCTCTGCATATAAAGGACTCAACGCTATCTGCAATGAACTTGCTGGTACTACTGGTAAATCCGCAAGCGATGCATTAAGGACTATATAATGGCAACCACATTAACTGATATGATTAATGAAGTATCTATGAACTTATCTGGATACACATTAACTCAAGACCGCTCTACCTATCTTAGAACTGCTGTTACTACAACTACATCATCTAGTGCTTCCCCTACAACTCTTAGCCTTGGCTCAACTGATAACGTAGGTAAAGGTATTGTTGAAATTGACGAAGAATTAATGTGGATAGATACCTATGACCGAGTTGGTAATACTGCAACCGTTGCTCCATATGGTAGAGGATATTTAGGTACAGGTCCATCAGCCAATACTGGAACAACTCACGATGCTGATACTAAAGTAACCATCTCTCCAACTTTCCCAAGATTTTCAATTAAAAGAGCAATCAATGATACTATCAATGCTTTAGGCTCTAGTATTTTTGCTGCTGCTACAACTACTATTACTTCTAATGCTGCTGTTGCAGCCTTTAGATTACCTACCTTAGTTACTTTAGACACTACTGCTGACTCATTAAAAATTCGTAACATCTTATCTGTTGCCTATCAATCAATTGGTGCTAGCAAAGAGTGGATTCCTATCCGTTCCTGGCGTTTTGATGCTAACGCTAATACTACCGCCTTTACAAGTGGGCAAACTATCTCTATCTATGATGTAGTTCCTTCTGGTCGTACTATCCAAATTGTATATTCTAAAGACCCTGCTGTATTTACTACCAACGCTCAAGACTTTACAACACAAACTGGATTGCCAGATTCTTGTAAAGACTTAACAATTCTTGGGGCTACTTATCGTTTGCTTACTAACCTAGACCCAGCACGTGCTGCAATGGTTAGCCCACAGGCTGATGAGGTTGATAGCAAACGCCCATACGGTTCATCTCAATCTCTTACTAAAAATATTTACGCTTTGTATAGTCAACGACTAGCCGAAGAACTTAAGAAACAAGAAACTAAATATCCTATCCGTGTCCACTACTCCCTCTAAATAGGAACATAAATGACAACTAGAAAATACTCATCCCGAGCACAACAAACCACACTATCTAGCGGTATATCATCCGTTGATGCAACTATGACGGTAGGTTCTGGCGCTAACCTTATGGGTGGTAAGACACCCTCAGCAACTGAAACGTATACAGTTGTCATTGACCCAGATACGGCCCTTGAAGAAATTGTAGATGTAAGTAACTACTCATCTGGTAATACTCTTACTATCACTAGAGGTAGAGATGGTTCTACTGGTGTAGCCCATTCTGCTGGCGCAGTAATTCGCCATATGGTTATTGGTCGTGACTTACAAGAGTCTAATGACCACATTGAAGCAACCACAGGACACGGTGCAACTGGTGCTGTAGTTGGTACAACCAACACACAGACTTTAACTAACAAGACTTTAACAAGCCCAACCTTAACTACCCCAGCCCTTGGAACTCCAGCATCTGGCGTACTTACTAATGCAACTGGATTACCTTTAACTACAGGTGTAACTGGAACTTTACCAGTAGCCAATGGTGGTACTGGTATTACTTCACTGGGTACTGGCGTTGCTACATTCCTTGGAACTCCATCTAGCGCAAACCTAGCCGCTGCAGTTACTGGTGAAACAGGTACTGGTGATTTAGTATTTGCTACTAGCCCAACTTTAATTACACCTGTTCTTGGTGTAGCAACAGCAACTAGCATTAATGGAACAACAATTCCATCAAGTGCTACTCTTGTTAAGACAAGTGATACTGGCACTGTAACTAGCACAATGATTCTTGATGGAACTATTGTTAATGCAGATATTAATGCTTCTGCTGCTATTGCTTATAGCAAGTTAAGTCTTGCAGGAACTATTACTTCTGCTGATATTGCCAATGATACAATTGTAAATGCTGATATAAATACCGCAGCAGCAATTGACTGGACAAAACTTGGTATATCTTCTACTGTTTCTTCTACTGAAATTGGATACGTAGATGGAGTAACTTCTGCTATTCAAACTCAATTAGATGCTAAGTTAGCAACTACTACTGCAGCAAGTACTTATGCTCCATTAGCAAGTCCTACCTTAACTGGTGTTCCACTTGCGCCTACTGCTGCAGCAAATACTAACACAACTCAAATTGCTACAACTGCTTATGTTCAAACAGAACTTACCGACCTTCTTAATGGTGCTCCTGGAGCACTTGATACTCTTAATGAATTAGCAAGCGCTTTAGGTAATGATGCTAACTATTCAACAACAATAACTACTGCCCTTGCTGGTAAGTTACCTCTTGCTGGTGGTACTATGACTGGTGCTATTGCTATGGGTACCAACAAGATTACTGGTATGGGAACTCCTACAGTATCTACTGATGCAGCAACTAAAGGCTATGTAGATGGCGTAACAGTTGCACCTAGCAACTTAACTGGTCCTATTACATCTGTAGGTTCTGCAACTAGCATTGCTTCACAGACTGGTACTGGTACTAAATTTGTAGTAGATACAAGCCCAACGCTTGTTACCCCCGTACTCGGTGTGGCTACTGCTACATCTATCAATGGAACATCCATTCCATCAACTAAAACTTTAGTAGTAACAACAGATAAATTATCTACACTTGCTGCAACTACATCTGCAGAACTTGCTGGAGTTATCTCTGATGAGACTGGTTCTGGTTCTTTAGTCTTTGCAACCTCACCAACACTTGTAACTCCAGTTTTAGGAACTCCAACATCAGTCACTTTAACTAATGGAACTGGATTACCAGTAAGCGGTATAACTGCTTCAACATCTACTGCTTTAGGTGTAGGAAGTATTGAGTTAGGTCACGCAACTGATACTACTATTGCTAGAGCATCTGCTGGTGTTGTTAACATTGAAGGCGTTCCTATTGTTACAACAACTGCAACTCAAACCCTAACTAATAAAACTTTAACTGCCCCCCTTATTAACTTAGCCTTTAATGCTCAGACTGGCACTACTTATACTTTAGTTGCTGCTGACTCAGGTAAATTAGTTACCTCATCAAATGCTGCATCAGTAGTGATAACTATCCCACCTTCAGTATTTGCAGCGGGTGAGCAGATAAATGTTCAATCAATTGGTGTTGGTCTTACAAGTTTTGCTGCTGGTTCTGGTGTAACTGTTACATCAACTGGTGCCTCATCTGCTGCCCCAATACTAAGAGCACGATATTCAGCAGCAACAATTATTTGTACTGCATCAAATGTATTTACAGTAATTGGTGATATTTCCTAATGCCAATACTTGGAATTATTGCTTCATCTAAATTAACAGCCTCAAACTCTTACGAATCCATCTCAACTGTAACCGTAGGTTCAGGTGGAAGTTCAAGTGTTACGTTTAGTTCCATCCCATCTACCTATACTCATTTACAAATAAGGGGTATTACTAGAGTTACTTACGGTTCTGCATCTGTAACTGGTTGGGGACTTACACAATTTAATTCTGATACTGCAGCAAATTATTCATATCACGCTATGTTTGGAAATTCTGGTTCAACTACTGGGGCTAGTGCTGGGGCAAATCAAACAGCAATGCTTGGATTTGCAGAAATTGGCGGCACATCAGTTACTAATTGTTTTGCTGTTAGCGTAATGGATATTTTAGATTATACAAATACTAATAAATATAAAACATTAAGGATACTAGGTGGCGCTGAAGGAAATATAACTGATTCTTGGTTGTATTTAGGTTCAGGTTCTTGGCGTTCTACAAATGCAATTACCTCTATAACGCTCACTAATGGGTCAGGCGCATTTACGCAATACTCATCTTTCGCCCTATACGGAATTAAGGGGTCATAATGGCATCAACATATGAAAAGATAGCGACTAATACTTTAGGTAGTGCGGCAAGTTCAGTTACTTTTAGTTCTATTAGTGGTGCTTATACTGATTTAGTTTTAATTTGCGCCCCATTGAGCGCAACAGCAGATAATATAGTGATTCAATATAATGGCGACACAGCCACTAATTATTCTTGGATAACTTTAGGTGGAAATGGCACATCCGCTTTTTCAAATAGGGGCAGTAGTGATTCAATACCTTATGTACAATATCAATCAGGAGTAAGCACAACTCAATCTAATGTAATAATAAATGTTATGAATTACTCTAATACTACAACTTATAAAACTGCAATTTGTAGAGGAAATAATACATCTTACGGTACAGATTCAACAGCTGTTTTATGGCGTAGTACTAGTGCAATTACAAGTATATTATTAAAACAAAGAGGTTCAAATAATTTTTCTAGTGGCTCAACCTTTACACTCTACGGAATTAAGGCGGCATAATGGCTACTACATATAAATTAATTTCAAGTGTTACTGTTGGTAGTGGTGGTGCATCTAGCGTTAGTTTCACTTCTATTCCACAAACATATACAGACTTACAATTACTTATATCAAGTAGAGCAGATAATGCAAATGTGTTTGGTTGGTTTACTTATACATTTAATTTAAGTTCAGGTAATATGACTAGTAAAGTAATAGAAGGAAGCGGAACAACTGTAGTTTCCAGTTCAAATGCAACATATATGTATGGTGGAAGTGGTGTTGGTAATGCTGCTACTGCTAATACTTTTGGAAATACATCTATTTATATACCTAATTATACTGGAAGTACTTATAAATCTTCTTCCTCTGATGACGTAGGAGAAAGTAATGCAACAACTGTTTATAGTGATTTAATAACAAATTTATTGTCAGAAACTCCAGCAGTTACTTCTATCCAATTTGTACCACAAACTGGAAGTGGCACGTTTAGACAATACTCAACTTTTTATTTATATGGAATATCTAAGGCATAAAAAAGGAGAAAACAATGACAACTAAACTAATTGTAGATTGCTCTACTGGAGTTACTACCGAAGTAGAACTAACCGCAGAAGAAATTGCAGAGCGTGAGGCTATGGCTGCAGAATATGCAACACAGAAAGCCGCAAAAGATGCAGAAGCAGCAGCAAGTGCAGCAGTAAAAGAATCTGCTAATGCTAAACTTGCAGCATTAGGTCTAACTGCAGAAGAAATTACAGCACTAACTAAGTAATAAAACTTTTCTAATTAAGGAGCACTGTGGTCAGTCGTGATATAACCGAAGGCCGAGGTTCGGCAACTGCCAGCATTGGTCGTTCTATTGCCGTTGACCTTGGTATTACAGCAGACAGTTCTGTCTGGACAAATACAGATGTAGCCTACGATGTAGCCCTTGGTGGTATGCCATTCATCTATGCAGTATCAGATGCTAGACCATACATCAGACAGACTGCTCCTTACAAGAAAGACCAGTTTGATAGTAACAAAGAACCAGGTGAGCAATCACTTACTGGTTGGTGGATTAGAAGTCAATCATCTTTCCATTCTGGCACAGGTATTAAGTTTTATGACCCAGATGGTGGCGAGACAACAGCACACAGATTTGCTGACTCTTCTAATGTAGATGTATTTACTAAAGGACAAGTAACTCTACTTAAAGAGACTGCAGCACTTACTGGTGTTACTACTGGTGTATATAAACTTATATCTATAGTAGATGCTGGAACAGATAAGATACTTGGCTGGACTCCTGCAAATACAACTATTAAGAACTATACCCCTACTGGAACTGCTGTTACCTATACACACGTAGTTACTGCTGGACTAGATACAGCCACCCTTGCTATTGCAACTGATGGCGCACATCTATTCGTAGCAGATAATGACCACATTTATTCAGGTGAAATTGCAAATCCTACTGCTGGTTACTCAGAGTATTATGCTACTGGTAGTGAGCGAGTAGTACTTGCTTGGGTTAAACAACGTCTTGTTGCTGGTGTAGGCGCAGGTATCTATGAGTTGACTGGCACTAAAGGAACAAGTAGAGCCTTACCAACTGCTACATATACACACCCTAACTCTGATTGGATATGGACATCTATATCAGAAGGTGGCTCTGCCATCTATGCTGCTGGTTATCTTGGCACCAATGGTGCTATCTATAAGTTTACTTTATCTACTGCTGGTGTTATGCCAACTCTTACCTCAGGTGTTATTGCAGCGCAACTACCTAGTGGTGAGTATCCACTTAAGATTGAATCTTATCTAGGCTACCTAGTAATCGGCACCAACAAAGGTGTGCGTGTGGCATCTATATCGGATACAACTGGAGACTTAAGTTATGGTCCATTAATTATTGAAGATAATTTAGGCGCTACAGCACCTCGCGACTTTGCATTTAGAGATAGATTTGTTTATGTAACTGGTTCTATTAATGGTTACGCTGGGCTATATAAGATTGATTTAGGTAACGAACTTGAAACATTACGCTTTGCTTATGCCAATGATACCTACCTTGACGGAGCAACTGGCTATGCTACTAGCGTAGATTTTGTTGGTAACTCAGACCAGATAGCATTTACTACCTCTGGTAGCAATGGTATTGCTATCCAATCAACTACAGTTCTAGCCCCATCTGGTTATATCAAGACAGGTAAGATTCGCTACGGAACTTTAGAACCTAAGAACTTTAAACGTTTAATTGGTAGAGGTACATTTAATGTAGGAGAAACTACCCTATCTAGCGTAGGAACTAACGATGATGGTACTGAAACAGAGTATGACCATATCGTTTATAATACAGATGTTAATCCAGTAGAGATAACTACCTCTGTTCCTGCTGATGCACAAGAATTCCTAGCCTATAAATTTACATTAGCCCGTGACGCTACAACTACTACACTTGGTCCTACCTTTAAAGGTTATCAGGCTAAGGCTACTATTGCTACACCTCGCGTAAGAGTTATTAAGTTTCCTGTTTACTGCTTTGATATAGAGACAGATAGATATAATACTATTGTTGGCTACGAGGGTAGAGCATTTGACCGTATCAGATTACTAGAAGAGATTGAAAAGACTGGTGATGTTATCACCTGGCAAGATTTAACTACATCTGAATCATTACAAGCAGTTATAGAAGAGATATCATTTACTCGTATGACACCACCTGATAGACGATTTGATGGCTTTGGAGGAATCATAGAGATTATGATTAGGACAGTATAATGAATGCTAATGACTGGGCTGGTTTAATACTAGCAATAAGCACTTTGATTGGCTCATTTGGTTTAATGGTTAGATGGTTAGTTAAACACTATCTATCAGAACTTAAACCTGATGGTAACGGGGGACATAATCTAGAGGGACGCATTACACGATTGGAAACCCGCGTTGACCAGATTTATTTACTCCTTTCTAATAGGGATTAGCCTACTCTTAATACCACAATTAGCCTACGCTGATGAAGTACTTATTGAATTAACCCCAGAGATTGCTTATGTAGATACTGTAGTAGAGGTAACAACTCCTACTGATTATGTAATTGAAACAACTACTGGTCCTAGATTTGAAGTATCACCTGCTGGTGTAACCACAGAACGAGTTGCTTGGGTAGATTCTTGGATACAATTACGCCAAGGCGATACTGTCTTAAGACAAGATGATGATGGTAATCATAATAGTCAAACTAATTATTGGGCATCAAGGTTAACTGGTAATGCAGCACCTGGCACATATACAATTCGTGCTACATCATATGATTATATAGTTGCAAATCAAAGACCTATTGGTACTTATACTTTAAGTAGTAATTTAATACTACCCCCGCCACCACCTGTAGTGGTTGCACCTGAACCTAGTACCACTGTGGTACCACCTATAATTATTGATTACCAACCAGTAGGACCTGAGCCTGTACCTGAACCTCCTGTTCCTGTTGAAGAACCACCTACACCAGTAGTAGAAGAGCCTGTTATAGAGGCTCCAGAGCCTCCTACAGAGCCTGAAACACCTCCTGCTGTGGTAGAAGAACCTCCTATACCTATAGAAGAGGCACCTCCTGCACCTGTAGAGGAACCACCCGTTCCAGTTGAGGAAGCACCTCCTGTAATTACTGAAGATTCAACACCTGAACAAGTAGAAGCAGCAGTAGAAGCAATCATTGAAGCAGCAGATGGTGAAGCAATTACTGTTGAAACTATTGCAGCAGCAGGACTTACCCTTGAAGACTTACCATCTAATACTCCAGTAGAAGTTCGTACCGATGACAATGGTAATGCAGTTGTAATTACTGCAGAAGTTGCTATCGCATTACAAGTATTTGATTCACCTGCTGAATTAGTAAGCGCAATCTTTGATAACCCAGGACAAGTCTTAACAGCCGTAGCAAATATAGGTGCTGATATGTCCGATGAAGAACGAGAAGAGTCAGAAGAAATTATTGTTGCATCTGTTATCGCTAGTCAGGCTGCTATAAATGCAGCAGGTATGGCAGCAGGTACGGCAACTAGAATTCCAACGCCAAGTTCCCCTGCTGGTGGACCTTTGGCTGGTAACGATAAGCCTAAGTCAACTAGAAGGAGAAAGCCTTGAAGATATTAAAAGATATGATTGAACAATTATGGACAGTACTAGGTATGTTTATTGCCTGGGTTGTACTTGATGGTTCAGCAAAGACTGTAGTTGGCTACGCAATTATTGGAACACTAATTGCTTGGGCAGTTACTTATCGACTAAGAAACCCAAAGGACGACAATGAGTAATGTAGTAGATATAGCAAAGTCACAACTTGGATATCAAGAAGTGGGCAAAAGAAATGACAGCATGTACGGCAAGTGGTATGGATTAAACTTTAACCCTTGGTGTGCAATGTTCGTATCTTGGTGCTTTGACCAAGCAGGACTAGGCGAAAAGATAGCAGCCCAAACTAAAAAAGGATTTGCATCTTGTCAAGCAGGACTTAAATGGTTTACAAGTAAAGGCAAGATAGTCCCAGTGGGTAAAGCCCAGCCTGGAGATATAGTTTTCTTTCAATTCGATGCTGATGCAGAGGCTGACCACGTTGGTATCTGTGCTAGTAACGATGGAAAGAAATACCTTACGGTCTATGAGGGTAATACCTCAGGGGATAATAAGGGCAGTCAATCAAACGGAGATGGTGTGTATCTAAAGAAACGTGCCTACTCCCTAGTAATGGGCGTTGCTCGCCCTTAAGGATGGAATATGAATACAACTAAATTAAAAGCAATTGTAACTTCTTATGTTCGTGCAGCCTTTGCTGCTGTGCTTGCTCTGTACCTTGCTGGTACAACTGACCCAAAGACACTAGCATTAGCAGGTGTCGCTGCTGTAGCAGGACCATTACTTAAAGCATTGGACCCATCAGCAACAGAATTTGGTGTCAACAGTAAGTAATTAAATACCCCTAATAAGCCCTACAAGGCCCTTTAGAGACACGAAAACCCCCTGACCCAGTAGAGATACTAGGTAGGGGGTCTTTTGTCGTTTAAACTCGTGTTTTGCTAGTCCTCTAGGTCTTCCCACTCATCCATTAGGAGACTTATGTTTCTGTGCTCCCTTGCTAGACGGTATTCATCAATTAGGGTTGTGATTAGGTATACTGTTAGGGTTCCTAAAGAAGACCCAAAAAAGATAGCCCAAAATGTATTATTTACGATTTCCAATATAGTTCTCCTTAAGATATATAATTAATTATATATTATATGACCCCTTCGGGGTCTTTTATATATTATATTAATATCAATTATACACATAGATACAACTCATGTAGGGAGGCAATCCTAAGTAGCCTACCCATGCTCCCAATCCATCATGATATACTTAATCAAATGACAATAAAACTAGAAGAATATACACTACCAGAACATATATCTTACAGTGCTTTCAGCACTTACCTAACTTGTGGATATCAGTACTACTTAGGTAGATTACTGCAGAAGCAAGAAGAGCCATCTGTTTGGTCTGTTGGAGGTTCAGCATTCCACTTGGCTTGTGAAACTTATGATAGGGATAACCTATGATAAATGATGTTGTTAACTTATGGACAGAATCTTGGAATGTTTCCAAAGGTGATATCGATTTAACCAATGCTCGAATTGGTGGTAGGGCTACTAAGGTAAACCCTAACAAAGAAGATATAAACTATTGGCAGGCACAAGGACCTGTGTGGGTTGAGCAGTATATTGCTTGGCGTAAACAGAATCCCAATTGGAAGATTTGGACTGCCCCAGATGGCAGACCAGCAATAGAATTGGAACTGATACCAGTAGTGGCTGATGTTCCAGTCAAGATGGTTATAGACCGCATCTTTGAAGTTGATGGACAATTAGTAATAGTTGACCTTAAGACTTCAAAGAATACCCCAACTAGTACTTTACAACTAGGTTTTTACAAACTTGGTTTAGAGGTTACCTTTGGTACTGATGCTTTAGGTGGCGAAATTAACTGGGGAAATTATTACATGTCTCGCGGTAGCAATACTGTAGAGATGGTAGATTTATCAGGATACACATATGAAAAAATGGAGTTCTTGGTAAAAGGGTTTGACACAGCCCGCAAAGCAGGAATATTCTTGCCCAACACAAACGCTTGTCAATACATGTGCGGATTAACCGCTCATTGTCAATTCTCTATGAAAAAGGAAGAATAAATGGCAGAAGACTGGAAGTTACAAGTATCATACAAAACTGGAACTGGCGATTTAATTAACGTCAGAGCAGGTACGGCAGACGAACTTAGTGTACTGCTTGAGGGCATTGGCGATTTTGCTACTCAAATTGCAGCAGTACAAAAGTTGGTGGTGGGAGCAGCGGTTACCGCCCCTTTATCAACTCCAAGTTCCACTCCAAGCACCGTGCCTCCACGCTCCTCGATACCGCCCCTGGCAGCGCCAGCATCAGGTGGCTCGGGTCCAGTATGTCAACACGGAGACCGCAAGTACAAGTCGGGAATATCCAGCAAGACGGGTCAACCTTACGCAATGTGGGTCTGTCCGATGCCTCAGGGCGCGGACCAATGCAAGCCAATAAATTAGTCGACGAAGAATTTCCGTTTTAGCGAATAGGTAGGGGCTGATAGATGCGTACATTAGTTAGGTCTGTTGGACGTGCTTCTATTGGAGGGGAACCCCTACCTAGTTGCTTTAAATCATTTGAGTCGTCTAAGATTGTTATGAGACGTTCAGAAGTTTCTATGTTTGCTGGTGCTCCCGGGGTAGGTAAATCAACACTTGCTCTAGCACTAGCATTAAAAACTAATGTTCCAACTCTTTACATATCTGCTGACACTAATGCTCATACTATGGCTATGCGTTTAGCATCAATGATATCAGGTAAAAATCAAACAGATGTTGAAGAGAAACTTAATACCGATGTCGGATGGACTAAAGCAATCCTGCAAAAAGGTAGCCATATAGTTTGGTCATTTGAATCATCACCAACCCTACAAGATATTGATGAAGAAGTACAAGCCTTTGAAGAACTTTGGGGATGTGCTCCAACCCTTATCGTAGTAGATAACTTAATGGATGTAGCCACCGATGGTGGTGAAGAGTTTGCCTCTATGAGGGCAATCATGAAGGAGTTGAAGTATCTTGCAAGAGCCACTAACGCTGCGATTGTTGTACTACATCACACTTCTGAAGCAGTTCCTGGGAATCCTTGCCAACCGAGAAGCGCTATCCAAGGTAAGGTGTCTCAACTGCCTGCGCTTATATGTACACTCGGTACGGTTGGCACATCGTTGGGCGTGGCATCAGTCAAGAATCGCTATGGAAGAGCGGATGCGGGGGGGACTCTTATGACTTGGTTAGCATTCAATCCCGAATACATGTATGTAGAAGACATACCAGAGAATTCATGACAACTAGGAAATCACACAAGGCTAGAGGAGCAACATTTGAAACCGACTTACGAGATTATTTTAGACGAATTGGACTTGATAGTGAGAGACTTGCAAGAAGAGGTTCTAAAGATGAAGGAGATGTTGTCGTCCGTTCGGACTTCCTCGGTTACATCGGAATCATTGAAGCCAAGGCTCCAGGTCAATCAGGTCGCATTGACCTCTCTGGTTGGACGAAAGAGGCTCAGGTTGAAGCAACACATTATTCGGAAGCAAGAGGCATTAAAAGGACATCCGTCTTATCTGCGGTTGTTATCAAAGCACGAGGAAAATCGATAGCAGATTCCTATTTAGTATTAAGGTTAGGCGATGTATTTGACGGATGATTTGCCAGATATAGTCTTAGTGTTAAAGCACTACGGTGCCAACCCACCAAGGACTAGTGGACAGGTTAATCTAAAGTGTCCATTCCATGATGATACTCATAGTTCGGCAAGTTTTAATACAAGAGAAAATATATTTAATTGTTTCGCTTGTGGAATGAATGGTAATAGTTTACAAATTATAGCAAAGCAGGAAAGGGTGGACATACGTGAAGCAAAGTCTTTCGCAGAAGGAATTACTGGGCAGAGCGGCAGCCAAGTACGCAGCAAACATTTATCAGGCAGAAGATTACCTAGCCAGCAGGGGAATAACAAGGGAAGTAGCACGAATGGCTCGATTCGGCGTAGTAGAGGAGCCTGAGATTGGACACGAAGCATTCCAAGGAAGATTATCCATACCGTATATTACCAAGACTGGTGTTGTCGATTTGCGTTTTCGTTCTCTTAATCCTGCTGTTGAGCCTAAGTACATGGGCATGACAGGTGTTGAAACTAAAATGTACAATGTCTTAGATATAGATAGAGCAGGCGACTGGATTGGAGTATGTGAAGGTGAACTCGATACTGTTACTCTTTCTGTTTGTGTTGGCATTCCTTGCGTTGGTGTTCCTGGTGCGAACTCTTGGAAAAAACATTACACAAGATTACTTGCAGACTTTGAAAGAGTTTTTGTATTTGCAGACGGAGACCAACCAGGAAAAGAATTTGCTGCTAGTCTCTCCCGTGAGTTGCCAGTCACAATCGTGCAACTGCCAGACGGAGAAGATGTCAACTCAGCCTATGTTAAGTACGGCTCCCAGTATATTCGACAAAGAGCAGGACTAGATGATTAGTAAAAACATACCACCATGTAAAATATGTGGTCAACATTTTGATAATATATTTGAAGCAGTTGACCATTTAATAGAGGATGAGAATGAACCAGAGTTTGACCCTAGATTAATTCTTCCTGGTGGATACCAATTAATGATTGGTTCTTTGTTAAGAAATATATATCAACATGCTCGTGGTAATAAAAAAGTTAAAGAAATAATAGAACATACTTACGCTACTCTTTATGCTGCTGAAACCAATCCAAGAAAAATGAAAAGATTTATAGAGGATTTTATCATAGACACAGAAATGGACGTTCTTGAGCATGAAATCAAGGACTTTTTAAGCGAAAACGACGAAAAAAGGGGAGAAAATGACAGATAACACAACGTTTGAGCACAATGTTGCAAAAACATTTCAAGAACTTGTGGATTTACTTTTATCTAAACATAAAGATTACGGACCAAGAAATATTGCAGATGCACCAGGTGGTGCTATCAATGGACTAAGGGTTCGTATGCACGACAAGTTGGCACGTATAAATAATCTATACGATTCAATAAGGGATATGGCACCAGAGCATGAGTCTTTCGAAGATTCTTTCAAGGACATGGCTAACTATGCAATCATTGGATTGCTAGTGCTTAGAGGAGAGTGGGATAATAAATGATTGAAATATTACTTGCATTTCAACTACAACTAACAGCCTTGTTGGCTTTGATAGCAGCATTACTAGGAGGTAACTTATGACAACACCAGAGTATGAAAGAGAATTGTTTGATAATTACCATGAATCCAGAGAACTTTTAAATGGAGAAGATTTACAATACCCAATACTTTTTAATTTATGGAAGATTAGACAATCAATAGATTCATTAACTAAAGTTATTAAGGAGAAAAAATGAAATATTATCTATCGATTCCATTTATTTGGATTGCTAAATTTGCATACAATATCCATGTTAGTTTAGATAGACATACATCATGGATTCTTGATTTAGAAGAAAACTTATTTACTTATGAAGAGATAGGTCAACGCATGGATGATACTATACTTAAAATAATGGAGGAGCAGTTATGAAAATATTTGGACCATATAAAGGTAGTAAACAGAATGGTGGTCGTCCCATTTATGTTATTAAGCGTAAGAAAAAAGATGGCACTACTGAAAGTACATCTACCAACAAAGCCCGATTAGATTATAAGAAGGCTACTGGCAAGAAATTAAAACGTAATCAAGAAGTAGACCATAAAGATGATGGTGGTCGTGAAGGTAGAGACGGTATAAAAAACTTAAGAGTCCTATCTAAAAAGAAAAATGTTGGCTTAGAGAATAAGAGACGAGCCAAAAAGAAATGAAAACTATTGTTTGCATATCAGACCTTCAAGTACCCTACCACGATGTAGAAGCCGTCAAGGCTATCGCGAAATTTATCAAGGCTTACCAACCTGATACTGTAGTTTCTTGTGGTGATGAAATGGATATGCAAACTATTAGTCGTTGGAGTAAAGGAACTGAGTTAGAGTTTGAGCGTTCTATTGGGCGCGATAGAGACACTACTCGCCAAGTACTTTACGATTTAACTATTGAACATATGGTTCGTAGTAATCATACAGATAGATTATTTAATACTGTAATGATGCGCTCTCCTGGACTATTAGGTTTACCTGAATTAGAATTAGAAAACTTTCTTGGGTTAAAAGAATTAGAAATTAAATATCACAAAGACCCATACGAACTAGCCCCAGGTTGGTTGTTAATGCATGGTGATGAGGGTAATGTCCAGCCTACTGCTGGTGCTACAGCCCTTGGATTAGCCAAGCGTAGTGGTATGTCTGTAGTCTGTGGACACACTCACCGCATGGGCTTGACCCATCATACTCAAACATATCGTGGCGGTAAACCTAAAACTATTTGGGGTATGGAACTGGGCAACCTAATGAATTACAGTAACGCAAAATATATAAAGGCTGGATTATTTACATGGCAACAAGGCTTTGGTATCCTTCATGTTGATGGTAAGACTGTAGTTCCACAGATAGTTCCTATTGTGAACAGGTCATTTACTGTAGGAGGGAAGACTTGGAAGTGGTAAACAAGGACCTTGAGCGCTACCCTTGGGAGCGCATAGAAAAATGGGATTACATAGTAATTGCTGTTGCTGCTGAGTACCATAGAAAATATGATATGGTTGAGTTGGAAGATATCAAACAATCATTATACAAATGGTTCCTCGAACATCCCAATAAGTTAAATGAGTGGGAAGCAATAGGTGAGAAGGATGCTAAAAATCTAATCTATCGTTGTCTTCGTAATGATGCATTGGATTATTGTTTAGAGTGGAAAGCCAAGTCTGTCGGCTATGAAACTTCAGATGTATTCTTTTATGAAGCAGATATAATCGAAGCACTCTTGCCCTCAGTTTTACGAGGTGAGTTTGGTGTGTCGCATAAGTTAAATTTAGTTGGTCCGAGTAAGCCACCTGCCCCTGCCGAAGGCGGCAACATGATGGTAATGATGATTGAAATAGATAAAGCGTACCGCAAACTCAGCACCGAGGATAGGACGGTATTGTTTTACAGGTACGCTGAATCTATGGACTATGGCGATGTCGCTACTGAGATGAATTTAGGTAGCGAAGATGCTGCTCGTATGCGCCATAATCGTGCAGTCAAAAAACTTATCACTAGAATCGGTGGATTCCGACCTTGGTCAGATAAAGATTTTGATAAAAAAGAAGACGATAGTAGCGATAATCTCCAAGCCATAGAACCACATGAACCAAATGAAGATAGGGATGAACACGGGTCCGATGAGTAAATACTTATCTATTTTCAAATAGGGTACTCTTGTTCCATGTAGTTCTTGTACGCTTCTCCAGCCCTGTCGAAGGTTTCATTTATAACCCTCTTATAATTAATCAAGTGTGCTGGTTTAATCAAGTGTCCTTTTGATTGATTAGGTGGTTGTTTATTTTCTATTGGTTTACCAAAGTGTTTTACCACATCTATTAGATGGTCTATTGGTGTTATGATTACATTATTATCTAACACGAAAGCCCAATGAGTAGCCTTACTTACGGCTATGCCTGACGGCTGCCATGTGCCACTCCCTTGATAGAAACAAGACTCCTCTATAAATAAGTTGCCTGTCTCCATCCAGCGTCTATCTGTCTTAACTTCTACTGTATCCATGTGTAATAGGTCGGCAAGTTTACTCTCGCCTATTTGCCCATCACGCAAGTCTAAGTCCCAATCCGAATTTTTCATTATCCTCCTGTCGAATAGAATCCAGGACCTTTGAATTTGATTCCTGGTACTGTATACACTCGTTCCATTATTTTATAGCAGTCTAAGGTTGAGCACCTTACAACATATTTTTCATAATCTTTGTGGTGTATAAATTGCTCCCTTGTGCCACCACAGGTATTGCATTTGAAGTCATAGTTCGGCATTATTTATCCTTATGGGTAATTGTTATCTTACCCCAGCGTTTACTTGTGCTCATATAGTTTTTCTTAAACTTAGAGCGTTTCCACTTTTTCAATGGCTTTATTACTGATGGCATTAGTACCAGCCATTCTTCTCCCAAAACTTCCATGCTCCACATGGGGTTTTGTATCTGTAAATTATATAATCCAATCCTTGGTCAATCTGCTCCGTAGGGTTTGTGTTGGGCGAAAGCCCAAGAAGTTGTGGAATACCACCAGCATGTAGTTTCTCACCTTTCTGATATACGGGTTGTTTATTGTATGCTTCATGTCTCCAGTTAGATTCCTTTGTCCATAATTTATCTAAACATAGCCATTGATTATGCTGCCATGCCAGTAATGAATCTCTAGCGTACATCTTGCTATCATCAACTGTCCATTCCGTTGGTGCTGGTAAAGTCTCTACCCTAGTTACCCCAAAGATAGAGAATATACCTATAAACAGCAACAATAATCTTCTCATATTTACAGCCTCGTTTCCTCTGCGATAACATCTGTATCTGCAGGCATGTCGAACTCAGACACTTCCCACTCTTGGTAGGGTGCATCCAACGCTAGACCTATAGCCGTGTCTATATCATACTCTGCTACATAATATATCAGGGTAGCAGGCGTTCTAACCTCTATTCTGTACCTTTTTATCTCCATTCTATCCCCCTTTCTGTCATAGTATTCCTAACCTTGATGGCAAACCTTACCTTTTGTCTGATACCAGAGTTCCTTGTAACCCTACCCATCATAGCCAATCTCTCTCCTGGCATAGTGCCACCATATATACCATAATCTAACGCATCACCACTCTTACCTATCTCTAGGCAGTTATCCTTTGCAGGACAATTCCTACATATCGATAGTGCTGTGATAGCATTCTCTACCTGTCTCCTAGCCTCTAGTGAGTTGGTATTAACACTACTGGTGGGGTCAGCCAAATCCACCTCACCAGCAAACCACAAGTCAGGGTTATTATGGGACAGACATGTTCCATTACTGACATCAAGTTTCATTAGTTATGTATCCCGTAATCCCAGCATATCTTTTGGAAGGTTACATTTAACTCCACAATCATTCTACTAATCATGGCTTCATCCATATTTCCTATGTCACTCTTACTTACTTTTGCTGCCCATATTGCATCTTTTTCTAGTTCCATTATTTGTCCATTTCTGTTATAGAGTCCAACGAGTATTCAAACTCAGGGCGGTCTGCCTCAGGTGGCGCTGTGCCATCCCAAATCATTTCATAGCCGTCATGAGAATCCCAGTATAATCTACCTGAGTATTGATTAGTTCCATCATTTAGTATGATAGATTTTGCAAAGCCAGTACTGACCTTTCCGTCAGATGATATCATATATTTATCTAATAGTTCCATAACCGATACTTCCTCTGTCATTTATATCCTTTCTTGCTGTATAATACAGCAGATGTTTGACTTCTACTTTAGAAGCCAAAGTCATATTGTCCGTCATATATTGGTTTGTGTTGGAGGGATTTCTCCCTTTCAGGTGTCCAGCATAGGCAACCATCATCCTTGACCATGCTACAATCAAAACATGTACCACAGTCAAAGCAGTAGTATGGATTATCATCACTCAATTGTGGTGTACCACATCCATAACACATGCAATCATCTTCACTACCACCTATATCTTCTAGGTCATAGTAATCATTAGACTTCTTAAACAGGCTAGACCAAGCACTAGCCTTGTAGGTTTCATTAGACCACCAGTTACCATCATTATCCCAATGACCTAAGTCCTCGTTGATAATGTAGCAATCATACATAGCCACAGGGTCTAGGGTAAATATAGCAATCTTGTTACCAGCAGACCAGCCTTCTAGCATACTGTATAGATTGACATCATCTAGCGCTTTGACACCACCCATAGCAGGTAAAATATCATCAGCAAAGATACGCGTATCACTACGCTTATCATTGGCAGGAATATCCACACTAAGAATGCCATTGTGTGCTAAGTATGTGAGGTCGCTACCGCCCACTTGGAATGGATGGCAGTTATCATCATTCTTAACACCATGCGTAGCAAATCTAGCATGATACATAGCATAACTACTAGGGTATTGCTTACGCACCGCTAGGAACTCTTTGATTATTTTCTTAGCAGACATACCCTTACCAGTAATAATTTTATTACCAGCAATTACAGCATAGCCAAAGCCATGCGGATTATTACACGAAGCACACTCTAGGTCTTTACGCTTGGGTGTACTATTCGGGGAACTTACTACCAATAGGCACATATTCTTTCCTCTCTATTTTATCTATCACATTGGACATGCCATTTAATCTTTGATTGAGAGAAGGATATAACTCTGCTCTCTCTCGGATATATTGTATTAGGTTAATACAATCTAACTTGTGCCCCCTTACCTCGGGAACACTCATCACTCTTGTGAACTCAACGCTGGCATGCGCTAAGTCTATACATGACTTGATGAATCTAGTATTTAGACTACCTCTAAAGATTCTCATCTCTAGTGTATTTCTATTGTTGGTATTGACGGCAGAGTATCTATCACTACCGCCTCGCTCAAACTTATGCTTAAGAGATTTAGCACCAGTACGGGGGTCAACATTATCATCAAACTTAGCCCAATGACTAGATGACCTACCAGCAAGCACCTCATAGAAGTCCTTGTTGTTGTACACTAACTGTAAGAATCTATGTTGGTGTGAACCACCACTAAACCCATTACGAGATATGTGGATGTGAAGTCCACAAGTTTTTGTACCCCATGCCATCATACTATAATTATTCTTAAGTGTTTCTACAGTATTCCATAGAACACTAGCGTCATTCATAAAATAACTATGGGATAATGGGTGAGTTACTATCTCAAACCCACAATTAAGTGAGCCGTCAGATTTGAGATATGCTATAGATTCTCGTTCCAATCCTTGAGCATACTCGGCAGCGTTTCTCCTATCGTCATAATCGCCACCTCGTGTTTCTGTTTCTATTTCTATGCCAAAGTACAAGCGTGTCTGCTCGTCCTCTGAACTGTGGAAGATAGGGTCAGGTCTATACGAATAATCATGTATAATCCTGCTATCGCTTTCCTCATCATGGTCATATCTGCAACCATTTACAAAGTAGTTATCACACTCCTCACAATAAGAAGTATTGTTCTCGAAACATCTCTCGCACATAGTATCACTACTATCATCTGCGCTATATGAATAACCAGTAAAATAGTTATCGCAAATATCACACCAAGTAGCCTCATCACGAGTACATGTTCGACACCATAACTCACCCTCTACATCATTGTATTCATCATCAACTGTGATAACACTCTCACATTTGATACACATTATCATACAACTTTCACAGACAGGGTCTCCGCTACTAGTAGTAGTGCCGTCATCATCACTATTTAATTCAGTATTGCAAGCGATACAACACTTGACTTCTACTTCATCAACAGTATCCATATTCTATCCTCTGCCGTATAATACAGCGAAAGCATTTCTCTCGCTGATAGTGCTATTTTAGCACCGATACTGTGGGCGTGTCAAGTTTGTGACGCACAGAATCTAAGATTATATTTACAATTTTGTTCCGTAACTCATCACTCGTTTTGGCTCGCCCAGCATACCCATGCCGTTCATTGTACATGGAAAATTGCCTCAAAGATTCCCTCACGACCTCTAGTTCATCTCTAGAGAGCGTGAGGATAATCTCATTGGCATAATCTACATCACTTTTGGACACTTGACTCACGGATTAAGCGAGTAAGTTTAGCATTTCTGATAGCGGTGGTGATTACTAGCGTGGTGCTAGTAGTCAGCGCGATAATAATTGCTATCGTGTCTGTTATCTCTATGTACATGATTACCTTTCGTTAGTGCTTGCTGTATTATACAGCAGGCGTGCCCACCATAGGAATTGCACCCATGATTATGCCGTCTAGCGTGGGCTGTCCAGTTGCTATTCGTAGTCCGAGTCCGAAGCAACATCCTCAAGTAAATCATTTATATCGGACATATCTACCTGAAAAATATCTTCAGTTGCTATAATCTCGGCTATCTCATGCTCGGTCATGAAATCAAAGGCAACATCATCGCCACTCATTGTTTGCCCTATCCATAGCACGAGCAGTTTGCTCTTTAACCTTAGCCTTGCGTAATGCTTCGGCTTCCATATTTTTACGAACCTCATTTTGCTGTATTAAAGCAAGGAAGGTATCGCCTATTGCTATATCCATTTGCTTATCTTTCTAGTAGAGCCTCGCTGTATTATACAGCAGGGCTGGCGGTAGTTCTTTCCCGTTAGTAGTAGTTTACTCTCTATTCAGGGCTAGGTCAAGTCTAAACGAATTTTACTGTATTATACAGCAGGCTTAAATCGTACCCCTTCCGTGCCGTTGCTGTGCCGTATCGTCTAGTTTGTGTTGAATTTTTTGAGCAGATAGGCGTACCAATACCCCCTAGTACCGATTAGTTCCCATACCGACTTGTACACATTAGTTTGTGTTGGGTTTGTGTTGGAAAATTTTTGGGCAAAAAAATAACCCCCCTTTCGGGGGGCTATCTTATCTTGGCTTAGGCTTTTACTTTTACTTTTGCGCCTACGCTGTTTTGGTGAATGGTGTAAAGTTTTGCGATTACATCATTTAGTTTTGCTGGCTCTGTGGTTTTCTTATCCTTTAGGCTAATAGCCTTTAGATAATCGTTCAGGTTATCTATTACGGCTTCAAAAGTGATATTTTTTGCAAGGTCTTTTACATCTGTTTTCACCTTGCTTTTATTATCTCTTTCTTGGCTCTCTTTTTTGGTTAAGATTTTTTCGTCTAATTCCGCAAAAGTTGAACAACCCGCGATAGCAGATTTTACACCGCTTGCTTTTACATCATAAAGAGTACGGACGGCAAGGGCTAAAATATCTGTCGCCTTTATATCGTCTAACTCTGTTTGAAACTTATCCATAATCAAGCAAGCGGTTGGAATTGCTGGTACATGATTAGGCAAAATCAACGGGCGGATATTTACATCCTTTAGCATGGTTTTCATGCTGTATTCCGCTTCTTTTTGCGTAGTGCCATTTTGCAATTCATTACCAACAACAAAAATAAATCCTTGATTTATTTTGTTATTTGTTGCACCTGCATTTATTACATTTTGGTAATCGTTTTGGATTACTAGATTTTCCTTAATTACTTCTACTACTTTTACTGCTTTTGCTTTTGCCATTTTTTTTACATCCTTTTTCTCGGTTTTATGGGAGTTGTTTCCCATTGGCTTTATTATCGCATTTTTTTGGAGTTGGTGCAACCTTAGCCAAAAATTATTTTTAAGCGTCTGCTGTATTATACAGCGCTCATCTGGACGGGCTAAGGGTGGGCATGAGATACCCCTAATTGACCTAGAAAGGGCAATAAAAAAGCTGATTTTTTGATTTTGTTTATTCCTCTACCTTGCTTTATAGATGCCCCTATTGGTGAGCCTTCTAACCCTTCCCTTATTCCACCCAATAATAATTTATTTATTACCCCGTAAAAAAGGTTTAGGGAGTTAGTCACAAGCCAATTAAATCCCTAGTAAAGCCTTATTAGATAGCGTTAATTAGTTATTAGGTAGGCAAAAGCATTTGTCCGTAGGCTTTATTAATCGGGACGCATTACTATATATATAGTCCAGTAAAAAATTACTGTTATATTATATATTACCCCCTTATATACGCTCAGAATGAGCGTGATTATTACCTATCTGTTCGCTTTTAGCACTTTGAACAGGTTATCTATAGTAGATAACTTATTATAAGTTGGCTCCTTTTAATCCCGCCAACTATTATATATAATATTATAATATATAATTATAATGGGATAGTTATGCCCGTTAATAGGGACCGTTAAATAACCGTTTATGGGGGCAACTGTGGGTCGTAAGCCAGGTGTACAGAATGTATCCAAAGAGGCAGCCCAACCCCAGGTATTAGAACTGCTAGCCCAAGGGGCTACTGTGATAGATGCTATGAAGGCCGTAGGCAGAAACGATGTTACCTTCCGGCAATGGTCTATGGCAGACCCAGACTTTAAGGACAAAGCGGATAAAGCCCGCCTTTCAGGCAAAGGTATCAAAGCAGACCTTGCCAATCTAAAAGATATATCCTTTGAAGACTTTAGTGAGCAATTCCTAGAGACTAAGTTATTTGACCATCATAAGACTTGGATTGATTTAATAGAGGGTAAAGAACCAAGGTCTGTCCACCCTAGTATGACTTATGAGCAAGCAGCAACCAATCGTATTCTAATTAACGTACCACCAGAGCATGCTAAGTCTACTGTACTTACCATCAACTATGTTACCTATCGGTTATCTATAGACCCTAACGTTAGAATCATTATTGTATCAAAGACGCAAGGTATGGCTCGTAAGTTCCTATCTGCGATTAAGACAAGATTAAGCCACCCTAACTGGACCAAAATGCAGGTATCCTTTGGACCCAACGGTGGCTATAAAGCGGATTCGCCAACTTGGTCAGCCGACATGATTTATCTAGGAGCAGGAAGAGACTCTGGAGAGAAGGACCCTACGGTGCAAGCCTTAGGATTCGGTTCCCAGATTTACGGTGCTCGCGCCGACCTGATTATCCTTGATGATGTGGTGATGAACGCAAATGCCCATGAGTGGGAGAAGCAAATTGAATGGCTTCAAAAAGAAGTTATCACCCGCCTAGGGCGACATGGAAAACTGCTTATAGTAGGAACCCGTGTCGCGCCTATTGATTTATATAAAATGATTAGAGACCCTGACCAATGGACAGGTGGCAAGACTCCATTCACATACATGGCTATGCCAGCCGTATTAGAATTTGATGAAGACCCCAAGAACTGGAAAACACTCTGGCCTTGGACAGATAGAGCAGAAGGAGAACAGGACCAACCTAATGAGCAAGGACTATACCCCAAGTGGGATGGACCCTCGCTTTTTACAAGGCGGTCTGAAGTTGCTCCGTCAGTCTGGGCTATGGTCTACCAGCAAGAAGATGTCCAATCCGATTCCATATTCTCGCCAACAATTGTCGCAGGATGTGTTAACGGTATGCGAAAGCGTGGACCTCTTAAATCAGAAACGCCAGGACATCCCAAGAACGTAGATTCACTTTATACTATTATTGGTTTTGACCCTGCGGTAACTGGAAGGTCAGCCTTTGTGGCTGTATCTTACAATCGTGTTGATAGCCGTATATATGTTTTAGACTGTGTTAACATGGTTGACCCTACCCCACAAAAAGAGAATGCTCTTATTAAAGAATGGGTAGAGAAGTTTAGACCACAAGAGTTTAGGGTTGAGATTAACGCCCACCAGAAGTACTATGCTATGGACTCAGAACTTAGGGACTATCTAGCAACCTATGGTTGTCAACTTAATTCGCATTTTACTGGCAAGAATAAGTGGGACGTTGGTTTTGGTGTTGCCTCTATGGCTAGCCTATTTGGCACCGTACACGATGGTAGATTCCAAAACAACAACATGATAGAATTACCTTCTAACGAAGGCTCTGAAGGACTTAAGTCTTTAGTGCAACAGTTAATTATTTGGAAGCCTGATACTAAGAACCCAACTGACTGTGTAATGGCTTTGTGGTTTGCTATAATACGTTGTAGAGAACTAATGCAAAAATCAAGCAGGGTTGGTAACTACCAAAATAATAGGTGGGCTACCAGAGCACAACAGAATAAAAGATACGGAATTAATTTAGATGAAGCCTTTGCGGAGCAATGGCAAGAAACTTATAACTAGGGAGATAAAATGCCACTACCATTAGGCCCAGCAGCATTGGCTGCTTTAAGAATAATTTCTGCAGCAAAAGCAGCAAGAACAACTGGTGGAATTGTTGGTGCAGGTTCTAAAGCAGTAGACCCAGCATTTAGAAACATGACAAATACAATTCAAAGCAATTCTGTTAAAATAGCAAAAAGTCAAGCACAGATTAATGCAGAAGGTGCTGCAAAGGCTAGAGCCGCTATGGGATTACCGCCTAAGCCAACTGTCCAAGAAATTGCTAGTAGAGCAGCAAAAGAAAAATTAAAATTACAAAAACCAAGGATTAAATAGTGTTAGATATCCAACAGATAGCAGCACGAGTTCAATCTTTACGCTATAGAAGTACAGAGCGTGATGGTCGCAACCTTGACGTACTTGCTGTGCGTAGAGGTAAGATTGCTGAAGTCTACCCTAATTTTTTTCCAGAAGGAGTAGATGCTAATGTCGTGGCAAATTTTATTGATATCGTTGCCCGTGACTTGTCGGAAGTTATGGCACCACTTCCTGCGGTTAACTGCTCGGCCGCTAATCAGGTCTCTGACCGTGCTCGTACTTTTGCCGATAAGCGTACTCGTATTGCTAGTAATTATTTTTCTAACTCTGACCTTGCGGTACAAATGTACTCAGGAGCAGACTGGTATTTAACCTATGGTTTTGTTCCATTTATTATTGAGTTAGATGATGATGCAAAATTACCTCGTATTCGTTTAGAAAACCCAATTGGTTCTTACCCAGACTTTGACCGCTATGGTCGTTGTATTGCTTTTGCTAAAAGATATGTACTTACCTTAGGTGAGTTAGTAAGCCAGTTCCCAGAACACGAATATCAACTTTTAGGTGGGCTAGGTTATAAGCAAGATTTAAATGCTCAAATAGAAATGATTCGGTATTACGATAAAGACCAATCAGTTATTTATATACCTTCAAAACAAGATTTAATTTTATCACAAGCAAATAATCCATTAGGTAAACTAATGGTTGTTGTCGCACGTAAACCATCTATTGACGGTGAGATGCGTGGACAGTTTGACGATGTACTTGGAATTCAGTTACTCCGCAACCGTTTCGCCTTATTGGCAATGGAAGCAGCGGAGAAATCAGTACAGGCACCTATTGTACTTCCACAAGATGTACAAGAATTACAACTGGGTGGAGATGCGGTTATCCGCACCGCCAACCCAGCAGGTGTTCGTCGAGTAGAATTAACATTACCTCAGGGTGCATTTACAGAACAGACTTTACTTAATCAAGAATTGAGAACTGGAACTCGTTATCCAGAATCAAGAACTGGAAACATTGATGCATCAATTGTTACTGGTCAAGGTGTACAGGCTCTTATGGGAGCCTTTGATACACAGGTTAAATCAGCGCAAGCAATCTTTGCAGCAGCACTTCGTGATGTAATTAGCATTTGCTTTGAGGTTGATGAAGTTATCTACCCTGAAGAAAAAACAATTCGTGGTGTAGACTCTGGTTCTCCATATGAGATTACCTACAAGCCAACTAAAGACATTAAGAGTGACTACTCAGCCGATGTTAGATACGGTATGCTTGCTGGTCTTAATCCAGCCCAAGGTCTTATCTTTATGTTACAGGCTCTTGGTGGTAAATTAATATCTAAAGATATGGCTATGCGTGAGTTACCATTTACTGTTAACGTAACTCAAGAGTTAGAAAAAATTGAGATTGAAGAAATGAGAACTGCTTTACTTGGTTCTCTTACAGCATACACACAGGCAATACCACAGATGGCTACACAGGGACAAGATGCATCTGATGTAGTAAGAAAGATTGCTGCGGTTATCAAGGCTCGCCAAAAGGGACAAGCATTAGAAGATGCTATTGAGGCTACTTTCGCACCGCAACAACAAGTCCCTCCTGCTGGTGCCTCTAATCCAATGGTTGAGCAAACGTCCCCTGCTCCCTCTGGTGCTCCAGTAGGAGGCTCTCCTCAAGGTCCTACAGAAGGTCTATTACCACCCGAGCAACCACCAGACCTTCAAACAATACTTTCAAGTTTAACTTCAGGCGGTAAAGCAGGTGGAAGAGTAGTAACAAGGGCTTAACAATTAAGTAGGGGACTATGACCGCAATCGTTGGTGTGCAGGGTAAAGGTTGGGCTGTCTTAGCAGCAGATTCAATGACTACATATACTGATAGACCATATGTAGCCAAAGGATGCGAAAAGATAGTTAAAGTTGGTGAGTATCTAGTTGCAGTAGCAGGAGATGCTATAGCAGGAGATATTCTTAATAATTTATGGCAACCACCTAAAGTAATTAAGACGCAAGACCCAGATAGATTTATGATGACCAAAGTTTTACCATCAATTAAACAGGCATTAACAAGTTCAGGATATGACCCAGCACCTAAAGGAAAGAATGATGATGATGCTGGATGGGATGCTTTAGTCTGTTTTAATGGAAACTTATATCAAGTTAGTGATGACTATGGATATATGCGAGATGATAGAGGTTTATACGGAATAGGCGCAGGTGGCGGATTAGCCCTTGGCGCTCTAGCAATAATGGAAATAGAAATAAAGACACATGCCAAAGCAACAGGTGCTGCTAAGAAAGCAGTAAACATAGCAATCCAATACAATGTTTGGTGTGGTGGAACAGTTCATACAAAAACTCAATTTACTAAGTAGGAGATAACTTGGCTGGAAATGAAAATAGTGGCGGAAATCGTCCTACAGCACCACAGAATAACCCTGCCAATATTTCAGCAACTGGTGGAGCAGGACAATCTGGGACACAACCAGCAAGATACATTTCTGGAATGCCTTATGGACAAGGACAAGAATTAATGGCTCAACAGACTTCAGCACCAATGTCTGGCGCACCTGAAGGTCCTATTTTTGGTAAACAGTTAGGGTCATTACTAGACCCAACTAATAATCCATCTGAACCAGTAACTGCTGGTGTAGATATGGGACCTGGACCTGGTTCTGATATCCTTCCTAAGAACATTAGTGCAGATACAAGATTAGATGAAAATAAAATGGTTGTTCAAAAGTATCTTCCAACATTGCTTCAGGCAGCAAACTTGCCAGATACTCCAGATTCATACAAGCGTTTTATTAATTATTTATTAGAGCAACAATGAGTAGAGTAGCATGGCTACCAGGTAGCCTATTTGATAATGTAGATAAATTTGCTAACTCTCTAGGATACCAAAATGCAGCAATTGCTATAGAATTAGCAATGCAATCTTGGGAATCGCCAGAAGATAGAAATGCTTTTATTTATGCAATCACTGGTGACAATATCCAGGGTGGAACAGAGAGTAAATATCCAATTCGTAATTTAGGGAGATAGAATGTCATTGTGGTCAAACTTCACAAGTGCTATCTCTAATAAAATTGTTAAACCAGTTACATCTTTTGGAAAAGATTTATTAGCGGGTGACTTAGAACCTATAATTGATGCTCCAAAACCAGGTACTGAAAGAGAATTAAAAAGCAGAATTCAATCAGGACTTAGAGATGTAAATCAATTTGGTATTAATACCGCTGAACGTTCAGCAGACTTGCTTTTAAGGGCAGCAGTAAATTTAAACAACAAAGTAATATCTCCATATATTACTCGCCCAATGTCAACTCTTGCTTTAATAACTGACCCTACTTCTCCACTCTATACTCAAAAAGAGTATGATGAAGGTTTTCAATTTAAAGATATTAAAACTGCCTATAACCGTAGTGCTAGAGTTTCTACTGGTCAAGCATTAACAAAATCTTTTCTTACACCTATTGGTTTTGGTGTTGCAGCATTTAGTTACAGAGATGATATTAATTTATGGGACGATGAAAACATACAAAAGAATTTTTCTGATAACATTGTTGGAAAGTACTTTACTGGCGCAACTGATTTAGTTGTTGGTGGTTTTGGAGTTTCTAAAGTTTTTGGTGCTGCTGGCAAACTAGGAAAGTCTGGTTTAAACCATGCTGGATTTAGCACTAGAGCCAAGACAGTAGAACAATTTAAACAGGACATACAAACTGGTTTTAACTATGCTGATAATGTTGTTGGTGGCAGACAAACAGTAGCCTCAACTCATATGATGCAAATGGCTGAGAGTAAAAATCTTACAGAGATTGATGACTTAGTTCAATTATACAGTAACAATGAAATGCTTTCTTCTATCATAGTTGGGACAACTAAAAAAGAAACTGTTAGGGATTTAATTCTTGCTGACAAGGGAGATGTAGAAGCCCTTGCTAGACTAGCAGAAACCAATGCTGATGATTTATTTAGTTTAGGAAATGTTTCTAATCAAATAAAAAATAAATATTTACAGACTGGTAATATCTATATCCCAGAAGGTCCAGCAGTTGACCGTCTAAAGAAAGCATTTGACCAGGCTATTGCAAAAGACTCAAGAATGGTTGAACTTCGCAAAACATTTTTTGATGAGTCTGACCAAATTAAAATTCTTGGAAAAACAGATTACTATCCATTAGAGCCAAAGTTTGCTGGAGCAACTGGAATTACAGAAGCCTACATTAAGGCTGAGTCTACTCTAAGACTAGGTAAGTCTGCAACTAAATTTGATGAATACAGATTTGGAAGCAAAGCAGCAACTGAACAATTAGCAGAAGTTCTAACTATGCAAATTGGAAGTAAAGTTGGCGGTCCAATTGTACGCTTAATTAAATTTAGAAATCAGATAACTGGTCTAAAGCCCTTACGTTATGTTACTCTATCTGGTATGCGTCCATTTGATGCACGTGTAGAGTTAACCGCTTTTGTAGATTCAATTCCAACGTTTAAAAATGGTAACAAAGTAATTAATGTAACCCCTACAGATGTAAAAAAAGTTGCAGACATTAGGCGCGAATGGGATAGAGCCTATGTAGATGCAAAGACTCCTATAGATAGATATAATGTTTTAGAGGCTATAGATGAACAAATTGGTTTTGCAGTAGCCTGGAATAATGGCTTTCGGACAGAAGCAGAAATTACAGCAGCAATTAAAAATATGCGCTCTAAGGTATCTACAAATAAAGCAGCGCATGAAAAAGTTGGTTACTCATTTGATTCTAATGGACACATGAATGTAACTAGTCCTGAGACTACTCGCCAAATGGCAAACTCGTATTTGTTTACTCCTTGGGATTCAATTGAAAAAGAAATTTTACTTGAATTGAGTACAGGTGCCCGTAGAGTATACGGAAACACTGCTCAGGTCGTAAAACAAACTTATGAGGCTTTAACTAGACTATGGACATTTAATGCTCTAGCAAGACCTATGTACATACCAAAGCAATCTTTATTGGAACCTTCTATAAGTGCTGCATTAGCACTTGGACCATCAACTGCTACAAAAGTTCTTGCTACCGCAACTAAAAATGCTTTTAAAAATAATGTTATCCAAGCACCTGCTGGTAAAGCATTACAATACATAAACAAAAAAGATTTAAAAGCGGTCAATGTTAAAGTTGCTTCTAACCAAAGAACATTAAATACTTTGATTGCTCAAAAAGACCATTTAGCGGCAACTATAGATGACATGCTTTCATCTGGTTCTCCTGCTGCCAGAAAACAGAATATCCCTAAACTTAAAAAATATTTAAATGCAATAGATGAATTAGTTGACAATGCAGAACTTAATCTTATTGAGTCAATGGCTCCTTTAGGAAAAATGCCTAAGGTTGCTAATGCTCCTAGTCTTCGCAGAAGAATTAATTACATAGAAAGTAAACTTTCTCCTGCAGAGTTGGCAAAGGTACAGCCCAAAATAGACGCTGCTAAAATTGGACTTAGTAAATACTACGCTGCTGTTGCTAAAATGGCTACTAACAATAAAGTTATTAAAGATATAGATGATAGTTTAATGAAATCTTATGATGAAATTGATAATATATTAGACAACACATCTACCTTACTTAAAGAACAAGCAGATTTATTTGGCAAGAGCGCTAAATACAAAAAACGTTATTATGGTAGAACAGATAACTATCGTATGTATAATGGCCAATGGATACCGATAACTTCATTTTTTGATGATATTGAGGGAAACAATTTTTCAAAAGCAATTCGGGCAGAGGTAGATAATACAATTACTGCTGAACAAACATTCCTTGGTGAACTTTCTATGGGAACAAGACAGGCTTCAATTAATGCAAGAATCCCAAATACACCAATTGATATAACTGACCCTTTGTATTTCCAAGAGTTAAAACATGTTTCTAATGATTTAATTCGTGGTGATAAATTATTTAATGTCTTACTTAGTAATCCAACAGAATCAACTCTTAAAAAATGGGTTTCTAGCCAAGAAGGAATTCAGTACTTGGCTGGATGGGGAATACATGGTTCAGCAGACGGTATTGGCTATGTAAAAGACAAACTTGCTTTTTTAAATAGAACCATCCCATCTAAAGAAGCGCAAGCAATTATTTTAAAGCGGGAAATTCAAGAAAATGAATTAATGAGTTTACTTGCTCCTTATGTAAAAGAAAACAAGTTACTTCCTATTGCCCCATCACAATGGGACTATGCAGACAATGCTATATTTGGTACTCAGGCTGGAAGTGCATTAGGTAAAATTCTTAGTGAAAAGTCTAATAAAATTTATAAAGCACTTAATAAACCTGAGAATCCTATCCGTGAGGGTGTGTTTGACCAATTAGCAATGACTAAGTTGGCAAAGAAAGCCCAGTCTTTATCTGACCAAGGGTTAACAGTATCTCAAGCACAATGGAATGCGTTACGTCAAGCAGCAGGTAGAGAAGCGCTTCAAGAAACTGAAAAAACATTTTATACGATTCGCAGACAAAACACAATTTTATACGCTGCCCGTGCCGCTGTGGCTTTCCCAGCCGCTAGCATAAATGCTTTCTATCGTTACGGCAGACTTGCTGCTCAAAACCCAGTTAGAACAACTGGATTTGTTTATAACTATGGAAGAACATTTGAAAATTTTGGTGTAGATAAAAACGGTAATCCAACAAATGATATTGACCAAATTGCTTTTTTAGTTATACCTGGAACTAAAGATTTTGGTGCTCGCGGAGGCGAGGGAGTTCAATTAAATGCTAAATCACTTGGCTACCTACTTAACCTTCCTACCCCATCATTTATAACATCCCTGGCTACTTCAAAAATATTTAAAGAATGGCCAACAACAGAAGATTATGTTAGTGGTAAAAAAGGTCCAGAATGGATTCAAGGACTACTTGGAGATTTATATAATAGAAATTTCCCGTATGGCCCACAATCTAGTTTGCCAAAATCTTTCATACCTTCCTGGGGTAATGCTTTGTATAATTGGGCTACAACTCCAATAGGTAAAGATGACTTCTTATCTTCCGTAAACTCTGTCTATAGATATCACAAAATATTATTCGATATGGGTATTGAGAATAAGTTTGTAACTGAAGAGCAGGCTATAAAAGAAGCCAGAGGCTTATGGTTACAGAAATTCAAGAGAAGTTTTGCATCTCCATTTGGTGTACCAGAGAATGTTAATCTGTACCCAACAAGTATGATTGATAGTTTATATAGTAAACTAACTGATAAATATCAAACTCAAGGTTATACAAGAGAAGAAGCCAAGACATATGCTGGAGATGAGTTACTAACTATTGTTGGTCCAGAACTTACCCTAGAGAATGTTACATTTAAAGACTACAACAAGAACATTCCAGGTGTGGTTCCCACAGTAGAGAACTACAATAGGATATTTGTTGAAAATAATGAACTAGTCAAGCGTCTAGCCAGCATTAAAAACGATGATGTGTCCTTGGTTGCCCTATTAGGTGCAGACATAGAGTACAAATCTGAGGATAGAAACCTTGCTATATCAAGATTACTAAATGACCCCAACACAAAACTTCCTGGAACTAGCAAGTTTATCAACGATGCTAAGTTAACTCCAAGAGAAGAAGATATTCAACGTCAAAAAAATATTTTATGGCAAAGATATAACGCTATGAAGGATGCTCTAGAGTCAAAGATTACTGATGGTAGGTCTTTCCGTGCTCATGGAGAGTTAGGCAACATACTAGAAACTGCCGCTAAAACAATTTTTAAGCAGGAAAGCCAAGAATGGTTTGATGATTACTCCGCTTCAGTCAGAGGCGATAACTCATATACTTACGGTAGGGCATATAGTATAATCCTTAATGACCCTGCGTTTATGAAGAAACATGGTCAAACAGAATACTGGCAAGATGTTAAGACATATATGAATATAAGAAATGAAGTAACAAAAGTTTACAATTCTTTTCCAGACGGAGATGAACGTAAAGCATTGCTCAAAGAAGCGTTCTTAACATATATTGAAAGTAACATGGCTGCTTTCCACCCTAAACTACAAACAACACTAAAGATATACTTTATCAATGATTCCTTGAAGGCGGTTGACTAATGAGTGGCATGACACCAGTTAGACCAGTAACTCAAACTCAAAAAACTAAAGAGCAGGCAGAGAAAGATATTGCCCAAGGGTTTGATATTAACAGTATTATAAATAATACATCAAAAAATAAAGATAATAGAACTACTGGTAGAACACTTACCCAACTTAATAAAGTATCAGGTAGGGCTTTATTAGAACAAACTGCCAGAGAAATTCAATACAATGTTAAGTTTTCTGATGTTGACATACAAGATTTCCTAAATAAATTTGCTGCTGAACAAAAAAGACAAATTGAAGAAGTTGTAAAATCATCAACTTCTAGGGTTTCTGGAGATGGCTTATCCCCAGAGGCTATCCAAAAAACAGTTGATACTGTAGTTACAACCGAAAAGCCTTCTTTCTTTAAGCCAGAAACGTTTGCTGCTGATTACATATGGGCAAAGGTCAATTTCAAAGATGAGAAGTCATTAGGTGGTAAATCACTTACTGCTTTAAATAATGCTCGTTCTATATTGGCTGGATTTGGTACACTAGATTTTTCTGACGCAGAACTATATAATGCTGCTAAAAGAATTGCTAAGGGTGAAATAAGTAATGATGATTTCCGTTCTACTATTGCTCAAAAAGCAGCAATAAATTATCCGCAATACGCAGAACGTTTGAAGCAGAATCCTGGTTCTACAATCAGAGACTTGGCTTCACCATATATTAATCTTATGGCTAAAGAATTAGAACTAGACCCTAATTCTATCCAGTTAGACAATATGGATTTAGATAGAGCATTACGCCCTGATGGCACTGCTGGTAAAGTACCTAGCATGTCATTAGCAGATTTTAGAATTAAATTAAGAAACAGTCCTCAATGGGAAAACACAACTGCCGCTAATGAATCAGCACGAACTGCTGCTACTGCATTAGGTAGAGCGTTTGGATATGGAGTATAATGGCTACCGTTGTCAATCCTAAATTTGTAGCACCAAAACCTGCTGCTCCTGCAGCACCTAAAACTTCCTATAACACACCTGCTGTTATTGCTGCACCTACTGCTAAACCTGTCGTAAAATCTTCAGGTGGTTACAGTGGTATTCCTACAACCGCTGCTGCTAACAAGCCTGTCACCGGTGGTTCATCTTCTAATCAAGCCACTATTGACGCTGCTAATAAACAATTACTTTCCGACCAAAAATTACTTAATGATTTATTAAATCAATATGTAGCAGGCAATACTGGCGGAGGCGGAGCACCTAGTGGTGGCGGTGGCGACACCATTATTAATCCTGGTAATAGGTCAGATGCTTCTTACATTGAAGAGGGTAGAAGTGGTACCTCTAATACTGGTAAAAGGTATATTGAAGGAAGATTAGTATCTGAATCTGAGTGGAATACATTTTTATATGGAGACAATAAAGGTACTGGTGGAAGTACACCACTAGCCTCAACCACTCCCGAAAGAACATTAGCCCTAGATACATTCAAGGCTACATTAGGTTTATTATTTGGTAAAGATGAAGTAAACAAGGCATACGTTAGTAAACTTTATAGTTTAGTATCAGGATTTTACAAGACTGGTTCTGAAGTAGATGAGGCTATCAACCTTGCACTATATCAGGCAGAGAGCGAAAATGCCATACCTGAGTTTACTTCTCGCTTTAAAGGAATATTTGCACTAAGAGATGCTAAACAAAAAGGTGCCGCTATATCAGTACCTACTATTGCTGAGTTTTTTGCAACAGAGGCTAAAATGGGTGAAGTTCTAACTGGTGCTGGTTTAGGTGATTTAGCAACAGAAAGTTTTCTTGGAGATATCATTGGAAAACAAAAGTCTGTTAATGAAGTAGCAAGTTTAATTAGTGATGTTTTTAACACAATTGATTATGCTCCCAAAGAATTAAAAGCAACACTTTCAACTTATTTTCCTGGAGTAGATAGAGTATCTATTGCTAGGGCTATCTTAACTGGTCCAGAAGGAGCACAGGCTCTAAGTCAAAAGATTAAGGGAGTATCAGTTCTTTCTGCTGGAGCACAATACGGAATACCGGTTGACCTAGCAACAGCAACAGATATTGCTAATAGAGGCTTTGATTACAATTCTGCTTTGGCTGGGTTTGGACAAGTCTCATCATTAAGTAGAGCAGGTGATTTAGCCAGAATGAGTGGTGGTGACTTTACACAAGCACAAGCACAGAGTGCAGTATTTTATAAAGACTCTGCTAATTTAGCACAACTAAGCAAAATTAAAGAAACTGAAGAAAATAGATTTGCAAGTGAAGTTGGAAATATGAGAGGTTCCTACTCTACTGGATATTTAAGTAAATCATCTAGTGCAGGTCAGTTTTAAATAGAATCCTGTGTGGCCGACCAGCACACACAGCGTAAAAGACTGGTAGCAAGAGCCAGACCGATTCCCCGATTGGAAACTGAGGCTTGTGACTAAACTAAACGAATAGAAGGGTGGGTTGCTATGAGCAACAACTACTGGGATGAAGACGAAGACGACCAAGATACCGATACTGAAACACAGATGGATGGAAGCGATTTACTTAAAAAATTGCGGAAAGCCAAACGTAACGATGAAAAGCGTATTAAGGAACTCACTGAGCAACTTGAGGGATTATCCAAGGTGCAGCGTGAGCGTGTAGTCAAAGAGGTCCTAGAAAAGAAGGGTGTCAATCTTAAGGCACAACGTTTAATCCTTAAAGACTTAGATGAAGTTAGCGAAGAGTCAGTTAATAACTGGCTTGATGATAATGGAGACTTGTTTGGATTAACTAAAGCGCCAGAAGTATCTGAGGAACAAGAACTAAATCGTGCAGCCTTACGGCAACAGGATGTAGTTACTCAACTTGGTACGACCCCTGACAAAGCCCAAGATTTAATGAATAGAGTTATGAATGCGGCTTCCGCAGAAGAACTCACTCAATTAATTCAAGGCAATTAATATCCATAGTAATTCTTAATCACCTTGGAGGTGAACAATGGCTAATGCATATACCTCGTCAACTGGCAACCTTGCTGGTACCGCTGGTGGTGCAGGTCTAGTCCAAAAGGCTTATGACCGTCTATTAGACTTCGCGTTGCGTTCAGAACCCCTTATTCGTAGTGTTGCTGACAAGCGCCCTGCTAAATTGGCAAATCCTGGCTCAACCGTAATTCTACAATTATACGCAGACCTGTCAGAGCAAACAACTGCTCTAACAGAATCTACAGAGCGTGACTCTGTTCAGATTGCTGCTCCTACATCAGTTACTATTACTCTTGCTGAGTATGGTAACTCTGTACTTGTTACACGTGCGTTGGAACTATTCAGCCTTGCTGATGTAGACCCTGCAATCGCTAACATTATCGCTTTCAACCTTGCAGGCTCAATTGATACAGTTGCACAGACTGAACTACGTGGTGGCACAAACGTCATCTACGGTGGTACACGTACTAACACTGTAACAATCGCTGCTACAGATACAATTACTTCTGCTAACATCCGTAAGGCTGTTGCTAAGTTACGTTCTGGTTTATCAGTACCTCGCAAGGGTTCATTATACTGGTGTGGTATCCACCCAGAAATCTCACACGATTTACGTGCTGAGACTGGTGCTGGTGGATGGCGTTTGCCTCACGAGTACAACTCAAATGAAAACATTTGGGCTGGAGAAATTGGTGCATATGAGGGAGCCTACTTCGTAGAGTCTGCTCGTATGTACAATGATACTGACGGTGCTTCAAGCGCTAAGGTATACCGTACAATTCTTGCTGGTAAAGAAGCATTGGCTGAGGCCGTTGCTGAAGAGCCACATATTGTTATCGGTCCAGTTATTGACCAATTGATGCGTTTCCGCCCTATGGGCTGGTACGGCGTACTTGGCTTCAAGCGTTATCGCGAAGCAGCCTTGTATCGAATCCTAAACGGTTCATCAGTAGCGTAATTGACTGACGCTGTAGCAGGAGTAGAAATATTCCTGCTACGGAGTAAGTTCATTAAGGAGCCTAATGGCAACATATTTATTTAGAACACCAACCCTAGAACAAGGGGCAATAGGTGGACACCGTTTACATTCACACTTTAAACAACGAACCAAGAGTTATACAGTTATTAATCAAAGTGGTACATACTCACTAATACAGTATCCACTAGATAGTGACTTAGCAGGGTATACTGCTTACTACATTGGTGGTGGAGAACATACTAATATAAGTGAGGCTACTAGAACTGCATTAATTGCAGCAAGTATAGGAATTACTTCGGCTAACTTCACAGTAGAATAAGGAAATATGGGACACGAACACTGTACTAAAGTTTTAGAATTTGGTTTTGATGAGAAGATGAATTACAAGGCAGCCCTTTACGGATGTAGCGGATGTGATGAAACTTCTTTAGTACCATTCCCACATACAGAATCTGAAGAAATAGACCATAGTAATTGTGGTGATGAGTGCTTTGGTTGTAAGGCCAAAAATTTACAGTTAGCAACTGGTGATGCCAGGGGCGATGTAATAGCAAGTGGCACCACCCAGAAGAAATGGAACTCTGAACTTGAAGCATATAGAAGTGCTAGAGCACAGGGTATTCAACCTAATGGTACAAATAGAAAACAGATAGAAGCAGCACACGATGCCTCTGAAAGATTAGGGTCAGCGTATGATGGCAACACAATGGTACAAGCAAAGAAGTTAGACAAAAAAACCGCCCACGTAATGAAAGAACTAAAGGAAGCAGGAATAAAATAATGGCAAAGATGTCAGGTAAAATGATGAAAGGCTACAAAGCCTATGAGAAAAAAGAATCACCTGCAATGAAGAAGAAAGAAGCAAAGGCTGGTATGAAGTCACTTAAGAAGAAGGGCAAGAAATAATGCCAAAAGTAGGAATGAAAGAATTTTCATACGGTCCAAAAGGTATGGCTATGGCCAAGAAAGAAGCCAAGAAGACTGGTAAGAAAATGGTTATGGGTAAGTCAACAATGAAGAAAATGGGAAAGAAGAAATAATATGCCAAAAGATAGCGGAATGTTTGAATCAACTGGTAGAGACCCTATGAAGGGCAATAAAAAATCAAAACCAAAACCAGTACTTCCTAAAAACCCAGATAGAAGTATTAAAGTATCTCAATCTGAAATCAACCAAATTAAAAAATTGGGTATGAAAAAGTCATTAGAGATTGCTGCAGGAAATAGAGGTTCAACTTACTCTGGAGCCGTTGCTTCATTTGGTGAGGGTGTTCGTCGTCTATATGGAGATACACGTTATCAGAATGCAGTGTATACACCAAAGGCTTCACCTGCACCAATGGGTACTCCAACCGCAGGTTATGCAACTAAGAGACCAATGGGTACTCCTACGGCTGGATATGCACCTAAGAAAAACACTTACCAAACAGGTCAGAGTTCTGCTAAGGCAAAGCCAAAAGCAAAATCAAAAAATGTTGCTGGGTTTAAACCTGGTAGTGTTGGCGCTAATGTTATTGGTTCATTAAAAAAAGCATATCAAGGTAAGTAATGTCATCAGGTCAATTTGTACGTCACGATAGTTTTAATAAAACTATTATGAGGGATGGTCTCATCCTTACCCTGCGTAAGGATGGAACTGTCAAAGTTCAAAGAGACCCCAAGACTGGGGATATAATTAAGGGGAGCAAATGAAGAAAGTAGCATTTTGGGATAAAAAGAATCCTAAGAAAACATCTACTAAGTTAACACCATCGCAAAAATCTGCTGCTAAGGCTAGAGCCAAAAAGGCTGGTAGACCTTATCCAAATCTTGTAGATAATGCGGCGGTTTCAAGGGGCAAGAAATGACCGCAGCATGGACACGCAAAGAGGGCAAAAACCCTAAGGGTGGCCTAAATGCGAAGGGTAGAGCATCCTATAAGGGTGGAACCCTCAAGGCACCAGTAAAAGCAGGGGATAACCCCCGTAGAGCCTCATTCTTGGCCCGTATGGGCGGTATGCCAGGACCTGAACGTAAGCCTAATGGTGAACCAACAAGATTACTATTATCCCTGCAAGCCTGGGGTGCTAGTTCAAAGGCTGATGCTAAACGTAAAGCAGCAGCAATATCCGCTAGGAATAAGGGAAAGAAATGAAAAAGTTAACTGTTGCTCAAAAATACAAAGACCTTAAAAAGCAAACTGAATCTGCTGGTATGAAGGTAACTGAGAAAAAGGGCAAGTTAGTAGTAAGCCGTAAAAAGAAAAAGAAAT